GTTCATCCTCATTCACCGCCGCCTCTTCAGCAGTGATGGCGAACTTCGCCATCGAGGTACCTTCGGTCGGGATCAACACTCGATCCAGAGAGGTCTGGATGATCGTCGCGCCTGCGCGCCGGATGACGCTCATGTCGTCGCGTTTAGCAACGACACTATTGAAAAAGTCATCCGGGACCAGATAACCACCTTCCGCGTCGGTCTGTCCCTGGAGAGCAGCCTTGACCTCAGATAGATCGTCGTTCACCTCGATCTGGTTCTTGGCTGCTTCAGCGTAGACCTTCCCATAGGGAACGCGGTCTCCGGTGCGGAGCCAATGACGGAAAGCCTTATTGCCTCCCACGTCGCTTCCGGGTTCCGCGGTCCGCATGAGGTTGAAGCCGCCCGCCCAGGCGGGGAGATCGGCTTCCCATCTCTTCTTTTCCTCGGTCAAGCGTGCCTGGAACTTGACCTCATCTGCGGCCTTGGTTTCAGCCTCAGCTTTCATCTGGGCCACAACCAGGTCCGCGATTGCCTTGGTATCCACCAAGGGCTTTTCCTCGTCCATTGGTTTCCTCTCTTTCGTTTGGGTTTTGCTCTGGTCCTTCGCCGCGTTCGCCTCATCGGCCTCATTGAACGCCTCTGGCATCTGGAGTCCAGCAGCATCGAACAGCGCTTTTATTTGGCTCACCCCCAATGTGCGTGGTTCTGCCGGAGTGGGGGTAAGTGAGTATTCCACCACCGGCCAGCGCAGGATTTTCCCGTTCTTCCTTCGTGCTAGGTGAGAAGCGGTCCCCGAAGAGAACCCGATGATTCCTTGCCCTATAAGCTCCAGAACCGCATTTGCATAATCCTTGGAGCGGTCAATCTGAGCCTCCACCCAAACACCTACGTCGTCGATCTCCTCAGAGAGCGTCTTGCCCAGAGAACCATTCGCCTTCGCGTCAAGCGTATGGTCGTAGAAGATACTCTTGGTTGGGACGTATCCAAGCTCTAACTCTGTTTCTTTGGTGAAGGTCTCGCCTTCGAGATCCTTCCCTCCAAAGATCACGCCATAACCAGCAACTACCGCCTCGGTGTCTGTCTGTGATTTGATCGTGATTGGACCAGGTTGTCTCATGCTTTTCTTTTCCCTCCACTTCAACATACAGATTGCTACCGCCTTATCCTGTTCATTCCCCTCATCCATAATCATGGGGATGCATCGATGCATGAACTCGTCTTGAGTTTCATTCGCCCCAGGCTCAGGCATTACATTTGCCCCTAGACATTGAGCGTGTTATCATAGCTCTATGGGTACAGGACAATATCATCGTTATAAGCAGCAGGGCCGCTGTCCTCAATGTACAAAGAAACACAGCGGGACTTATGTATTTTGTAATCGCTGTAGGGTGATGAGGCTTTCTTATCAGAAGACTCAATATCCACCGCCAGAAAAATATTGTCTCAATTGCGGAAAGCCGATTCCAGCCGAAGGCCAACGACGTCCGGATCGTTGTTTGGAATGTCGTAGGACAAATCGCCGCGCCATCAGTAGAAAAGCAGAAAAGACGCGATATAGCGCTGGAATCAGGCGACGGCTGGACACGAATCTGCGACGCCAATATGGTATTGATCTTGCCGAATACGAAAATATGTACACTGCGCAGAATGGATTGTGTGCGATCTGCGGAATAGGGATACCGAAGAAAGACGGCAAAAACGGGAGGGGGAAATTCGCCATCGACCACGACCATGACACTGGCAAAGTACGCGGAATCGTCTGTGCCTTCTGCAACTTTGGCATCGGCAATTTCAAAGAATCTGTTAAAACACTAGAATCGGCCATCTTATATCTCAGGCACCACTCAAAGCCCGATCCACAACATCCTTGACTGTCTTGATCACTACATCTGTTTCTTCATCAATTACCTGGGCGGTAGTACGCCAACCAGTCTCTTTGTGGTAGCGAGTCTGCTTGTCCTTTGCCTGAACCAAAGGACCATAACTGGTATCCGATCCCACGATCTGAGTAAGCCCTGCGTTTCTAGGTTCGACTGTCCAGCTCTGTCCCAATCTCTCAGACTTGGAGGAGATTCCCCGTTTGTAAGGTACGTCAATCTCCCCGCTATTCAACTTCGCAAAGAAGCCTCTCCGCTGTAAGTCGGACACGAAAGGCTGTGGCCTCCGAGAAACAGGGGGATACTTAGCAATCTTCCCCTTTACATGCAAAGCTGCGCTCTTCAATCCGGTCTTCACAGGCTGCAAAGAACCCACCTTCTGCATGATCTTCTGTAGTTCAGGTAAACCCTCAATCCGTATTCCATCAGGCATTGACAAACTCATGTGATAGCCAGCACCTACATCTCGGATGTCTGGGGGGAGGCTCAGTCCATCCGTCTCCCTCGTCTTTATCCGCCAAAGGACCACAAAGAGGACAGACTAATTCATCCTCCGAAGTCCTCCAAATCGCTACCATCTGCACTCCCTGTTCCCTCAACTCATTCACGATCCCGATTTCACCTTGAACCGCGGCCCTCGTTACCTCGGTCGATGCGATCAAATCCGCTCGTACAGGCCCATAGATTTCTGAAAGGACTGCCCTCAAATCCCCTATTGTTTGTTGCCTCTCAAAGAACGCACTTACCGCATCGGAGATTGCCCTTCTAGTAGTCTCTGTGATCCCCGTTACGAGATCGAATGAATACTGTCGTGCCCAGTTTGCTGCGTTCTGATTGACAATCCCCCAATCCACTCCAATAGGTTGAGCATCGAGTATCTGTTGTGCGGAGGCGACGTAGATGCCTTGAAAGTTCCTTGCAAGGGCCGCCTGCAGCTCCTCTCCCGATTCCCTCCAGAACGAAGGGGACACATTGTTAAGGTTCGGTGGGTCTCCCAATTCTTCTAAGAGACCGCCCATCTGTGCCCTGAGTAATCTAGCCAGTTCCTTCCCTAGATCAGCTTCCCAGTCCATCCTGTCTTCAAGCTCTGCCACAAACGAAACGCCCACCTCTCGAAAGGCGGGCGCGGTTGCGGCGGCCTGGAATGCGGACCCCGAAGGGGCGGCTACTCAGCTACATTGTAGCGGCTTTCGATTGCCCTCACAACCATCAATAGTGCTCTACGGACTAGGAGCCAGAAGTCTCTTTCGTTCATGATGCGCCTAGCTTGCGCACGAAGAAGTGCCCCTCTGACGCGGCGACCACCGCCCCGGTCCCTACGAAACGATAGTACCAAGTACCATCCTCATCAACAACAATGTCTTTGAGATAAGCACCAGTCCCGCTATTGCTTGGGGAGGAAGTTCCTGAATTTCCACCTGGATCTGTAACTGTCAGCACCACGATAGATGGATTGGTCGCTATATCAGCGACGGTAAAGTTCGCCGTCAATCGGATGCCATCTCCCACATCATAGACATTGCTCATCGAAGAGTATCCGAAACTACAACATCGAAATGAGCGTTATCCGTAACGGTCACATGGTAATAGAGCATGTCTACAAGAACGACATCGTAATAGGCCAAATCTGCGATAACGACATCTCCAATCGCAAATCCAGCACCGATTGAAACGCCGGAATAGCACCAGCCACTTTCCTGCCGCCATTCTTGATCATGGACAGTGTTGGGCGTGACAGAAGAGGGCGCGCCTGGGTTTGTCGAAACAACCGAGGCGCGCTTCTCTTTGCTATCAAGAGCCACATCAATTCCACTTTCCCGGTCGGTCTCGATAACCCGGCATGGTAGGAACGCCCTGCATTCGTATCATCACCGGCTGCCCACCGATGGCTGTTATGCTGATCCCGGAATATCCCCAGCCTGCCTCCAGCCGCCACTCGCTATCATGACTTGCATTAGGAGTGACGGTAGGAGGCGCGGCATAAGCTAGGGAAACAGCCGAAGCCCGTTTCTCTGCGGTATCCAGAGCCATTTATGGACCTGCAACCATTTCCGCTTCAGAGTAAGTCGAACCATCATCAGTGAGCGTCTTTTTGGCGATTACCGATCCAGCATCGTTGTAAATTTCCTTGTAGTCTGAAGCGCCAGTGGTATCAATGTCCAGCCGATTTCGAAGAGCCATGTAGAGCAACATCATAGCCGTTCTAATCGTCGGGGTTGCTGTTGGAATCGCCACGCCCAATTCCGCGATAGCGGTATCCAACGCATCATTGACTTCGCTCTCGACCTCCGTATCCCAAGTGGAGTTCCACGGGATTGCAGTAAGTCCTGCGCCGGCAGTGCCAATTTGAACAGTATCGGCGAGGATGGCTGCGATGCTAGCTCCGTTGAAGGCGATGGAATCCGCCAGGATTGAGTCTCGGATCTCCTGAACGGCGGAGGTTGCTACCTTGTCTGCGGTAATGGCATCCGTCCCCAGGTTAATGGCGAGGATGGCAAAGTCCGCGATCTTGGCTGAGGTGATAGCATCGGCCGCAATCGCGCCCGCATCAATCGCTCCATCTGCGATCTCGGAGGCTCCGATGGCATTGGCCGCGATCTTATCTGAGGTAATCGCGTCCGTTCCAATCTTCGCCGCCGTGATAGCAAAAGAGGCGATAGCTGAAGCGTCAATCGCTCCAGCCGCAAAGGTAGCCGCATCGATGGCTGCATTAGCTATCGCAGTTGCATCAATAGCCCCCGCTGCAAAAGTCGCCGCATCAATAGCTCCATTCGCAAGCTCCGAAGCTCCGATAGCATCCGCGGCGATCTTGGCTGCCGTGATTGCGTCCGTAGCTAACAAACCGGCAGTCAAGAAGAACGCATCATAGTTCGTCGTCCCTAAAGCACCTGAGGTATTGTCCAGATCCAATCCCACCTCGCCGGTCGCCGTCACATCGATGGATCGACCCGAAGTTGTCGGGAAGGCCAGATCCACCAACTGTCGGGTTGCGGTGTACATGACATTCACCGCAGTCTTAGCATCGGTGGTCGTAGTCTTGGTTATCGTGGTTACGATGTCAGCGTTCGCTTCCGCGGAAGTCAGGAGTAACTTATAGATACCACTCGCTCCTACTTCGGTCGCCTCATTCGTGGCATCAATAAAACCACCAGCATCCTTATCTACTTCCGAATCCAAAGCCGCAGCGGAACTCACCAAGTCCCCGTCATTGTCATAGATCGGGAAGGTGACTGTGAATGCCGCATTCTTTTTTACAGGCCAGTCTGCCATTTACTCATCTCCCTTTCCGAATAGGTCTCGCAGCTTATTCCTAAGATTCTTATCAGGCTTGGATTGTATTTCTTCAGGCACTTTGACCTCCCTTAACCAATTTTGCTCCTCGGTTGGTTCCATACTTGTTACGAGGGAGGGTCGTAAACCACTTACCCGCACTCGATCTTTCGGACTGATCGCCAGATTTGCTTGAGGGGTTCCCCTTCGAACATCATATTTGACCTTAAGAAATATATCATCCGTTTCATCGCCAGGAGGGGCATCTTCAATCCCAACAAGCTGGGCAATGAATGTCCCTTTTCGTTTGTGGTGGATCAAATAGACCTGTCCGATCTTGAGTTCTTTCC